TAGGATTCAACATCAGGTGGACATTATGACTTCCGGTGGAGTGCCCCAATTTACATTCATGACCGTGTTGAAATCAGAGCGTAGATCATTAAAGAAGATCGCTGCTGGTCAAACTCGGGCTGTATTTGCGGGGCCGATCGACTTGCTTCTTTTATGTCGTATGTTTTTCGGATCTGCCATTCTTGCTTGTAGGAATGGGTCAGTGCAGAACGGGATGTTGCTTGGTGTTAATTATGCCAGCGAATCCTGGGACGCGCTCGCCCGTTATCTTACTCGCGTAGGTGGCGGTCAACATTGCGGATCTGGGGACTACAGGGGATTTGATGGTCATACTTCAAAGATGCTTAACACGCACTCTATGATGACTTTGGCCAATCTATATCCAAAGACCGACGTTTTAGGACGCCGTGTTCGCCTGGCCCTCATTAAAGCGGTAGTTGACTCTTACCATATCTTTGGGCCCGTTGCAGAGATATGGCACGGTTGTTTGTCTTCAGGATTCCCGCTGACCACTGAATGCAATTGTATCACGAACATCACGATGTTCATGTTCCACTACGTTTCGATTTATAACTTTGATATGGCTATGCTACATAAGTTTTGGGACGAAGTGGCTCTCGTAGTACTGGGAGATGACAATTTGTTTTCCGTGGCACCGAGATTGAAGACGCTTTTCACTGAGGCGACTTTTGCCGTCACTGCTGCGAAGTTTGGTCACGTCTACACTTCTGCTGACAAAACCGAACCTCATACCGTAAACACCCCCCTCTTTTATAGATCAGAGGCTGAACCTGGACACTCCATTTTGAAGTGCAGATTTCGTCCTGAACCAGCTCTTGGTGGTCGGGTTGTTGGTCCCCTTGAGCTCTCTGTTATTCTTGAGCGTACAATGTGGACTAAAGACGGAAACCAGTATGATGACATTGCCGCTTCCAATTTGGATGCGTCTGTTCTCGACCTGTCCCTCCATGGTCGAGAGGTTTTTAATGAATGCTACGAGAAATTACGAGCATTCTATGGCACGAAGTTCCACCCACGTGCCACGAGTTTCGAGACAGCGTTGGCCCTTCGAATCTCGGAAGCTCCAGACCTTGTGTTTTGAGCTGTGGAAAACTACCAAAAAGGAAAAGGTTAAAAATGTGAGGAAGAGTTTAGTTTCGGGAGAGCGAACGAGCGCTAGCCGCGTCTGGTGCCAC